TGGAAGACATCGATACTGGTGATTTTGGATTGGCCGACTTTTTGTCGCGCCCTGTGCGAATTGTTTCGTACAGCATTGGGCTGGGTGAAGCCTTCACCCAGCGTGTGCTCCAACCGTGGTACCTGTTTTTGAACAAGGATCCCATTCGCCGCAAAATTGATAATTACGCGTACATTCAGTGCGATTTGAAAATCAAGGTTGTGGTGAATAGTACTCCCTTCATCTACGGATGCTACGGCATGAGTTACAAACCACTGACAGCGTTTGCCCAACACATGGACTACAACGCAGTGACCAGCGATGAAATTCGTGTACCGCTATCGCAGCGTCCCACAATTCTCATTGAGAGTCACAAAAACAAAGGAGGAGAATTGGAATGTCCTTTCTTGTACTACAAGAATTGGCTACCATTGACGGAGATTGATACCCAAGAGATGGGAGAGCTAACCCTCTACCCTTTCAAGGCGTTTCAAAGCGCCAACGGGCTTACAACACAACCCGTTGGCATTGTCGTTTACGCATGGGCTGAGAATGTCAAGTTAGCAGGTAACACTGTTGACCTGGCAGTTCAGGCAGCTGATGAGTACGGCAAAGGTCCTGTTTCACGTGTGGCTTCCACCGTGGCAGGTATCTCGAAGTACCTGGAGAAGGCTCCTGTGATTGGCAAATTTGCCCGCGCCACAACCATTGGCGCCAAGGCAATCGGTGCCATCGCAAGTCTTTTTGGTTTTACGAACCCTCCAGTGATTGAAAATGCAATGCCTATCAAGGAAGTGCCTTTTCACGCTTTTTCAAGTTCTCAGATTTCAGTGCCAATTGACAAGTTGACACTTGATCCAAAGAACGAGCTCACTGTCGATCCCACAACAGTGGGTTTGTCGTCAGAGGATGAGCTTGCGATTTCGTACATCGCACAGAAACCCTCGTTCATTCGAGTGGTTGATTGGGAGCAGAGTGACCTGGAAGATTACTCGCTGTTCCGAGCCAACGTCACGCCCACATGGTCGCGAACGATTGGTTCTACCCCCTCCCAGAGCCAGCTAGACATCCCTATGGGTTACATCTCCCGCCTTTTCTCGAATTGGCGTGGTGATTTGATCATACGGGTAATGATAGTTCGCTCACAATACCACCAGGGTCGCCTGCGAATTTCGTACGACCCAGTAGGCAACATTTTTGCCGATGCGGATACCGAGACAGTGGTCAACACCAAGATCTTAGATATCCAAGCAGACGATTACGTTGAATTCCGGATTCCGTACATGGCGCCACAGTCGTGGCTACGTGTACGACCCGGATACAATCGTGACACATCTGGACGCGCCGATTCCAACAGTGGATATGACGCAGACTACCACAATGGTAGATTTGAGATTCGTGTCTTGAACCCTCTTACGGGACCTGACGCAACCTCAAATGTAGGCATAGTATTTTTCTGCTATGCCGCAGACAATTTCGAGTTGGCTAACCCCAGTGAAGTTGTCACTCCAACATCCGTTTTTGAAGTGCA